TGCGGTCTACTGCGCGGACGAGGACATTGACTGGTCCTCCGCCGAAGCTCTCCGCATGGCATCACCGAACTTGGGCGTGTCGATCGATGAGGAAGCTCTCCTGCTGGACCAGAAAGAGGCTGTACGAAATCCCGCACGCCAGAACGCATTCCGTGCCATGGCTCTATGCCAATGGACAACAGCCGCTGCGGCATGGATGAACATGAGCGCCTGGGCCAAGTGCGCAGACCCAACGCTTACGCCTGACTCGGTCAAAGATCTCCCTTGCTGGCATGGTTCCGACCTTGCCTCCAAGATCGACTTCGCCGCAACCGTCACGCTGTTCCGGAGGGACATCGATGGCAAGCCTCATTACTACGCGTTCTGCCGCGCATATCTGCCCGAAGCCCGCGTCAACCTGCCCGAGAACCACCATTATCAAAAGTGGTCACGGCAAGGCCACCTCACTGCGACACCCGGCTCCTCAATCGATTACGCGACCATCGAGGCCGACTCGCTCGCCGATATCGCCGCGTATCAGGTGAGAGAGCTCGCCTACGACGCGCGGTACGCCGACCAATACGCCCAGCGGGTCAGCGATCAAGCCGGTATTCCTCGGGTGGAGACCCCGCCATCGCCCGCCGTCCTTTCGCCAGCGATGAAAGAACTTGAAGCGGCGATCTACGATGGCCGGTTCCATCATAACGGAGACCCGGTTCTCACCTGGTGCATCTCCAACGTGCTCACCCGCGAGACACCGGCGGGCAACTACACGATGCCTGACAAGGCCCGGCCCGAGTCGAAGATCGACGCCGCCGTCGCATTATTCATCGCGATGAGCCGAGCAATGGTCGCTCCGATCGCACCAAAGAAAGCTTCATTCAAGCCGTTTTTCATGTAATCGAGACAGGATTCATTGGGATTTTTTGATCTATTTCGACGCGGCCCAGAGCGCCGCCAAGCGCCTAACCCCGCCGCGTTCTTCAGCGCTGCCTGGGATGTGCTGACAAGCACGCATGAGACTTCCGCTGGCCAGCCAGTGAACGAATCCATAGCGCTCCAGCACGTCACCGTCTACGCTTGCACTCGGGTGATAGCTGAGTCGATTGGCTCGATGACCCTACGCCTCTACAAAAGACTGCCCAAGGGACGGCAGGAAGCGCTCGACAATCCAATCCATCGGATGCTGTCGCTCTCGCCGAACAACGAGATGTCGGCCCCGGTGTTGTGGGAGGCTCTCGCCGCTGCGATGGCGCTGAAGGGCAACGGGTACGCAGAGATCCTGCGCAGCCAAGACGGAGCGACGGTGGGGCTGTATCCCCTCGATCCTCGTATGACGATCCCTGTCCGCTTGCCCAACGGCCAGTTGGCCTACAAGACTTCTGTCGGAGTCGCAAACGGTCAGACTCGGATCGTTGCCGCAGCGGACATGTTGCATTTCCCCCTGTTTTCGTGGGATGGCCTCGTAGGTCTGTCCCCGATCGCCCAGGCACGCAACAGCGTGGGCTTGGCGATCGCCGCCGAGAAGTATGGATCCAAGTTTTTCGGAAACAATAGCGTACCCCCTGGCTATCTCACGCCAGTCGGAGACGTTTCCGAGGAAGACCTCAACAACATGAGGGACTTTTGGGAGCGTGCAAACGCTGCGGGCAATCAAGGCCGGATCGGCGTGCTGCCCTCTGATTGGAAGCTCACGCAGTTGTCGATGTCCCCGGAAGACTCGCAGTTCCTACAGACACGGCAGTTCTCACGGACCGATATCGCGGCTATGTTTCGGGTTCCCGCAAACATGGCGGGCGACACAAGCCGCATGAGCAACGCAAATCACGAACAGAGCGCACTGTCCTTCGTTACTGACACACTGCGCCCCTACCTTGTCCGCATCGAGAAAGAGATTCAGCGCAAGCTGCTTCCCGAAGATGGATCACTCTTCGCAGAGTTCGATGTAAGTGAGCGGCTGCGTGGGGACTTCGCGACAACCATGCAGGGCTTCGCAGTCGGCAAGCAGTGGGGCTTTTACTCGACGAACGTGGTCCTTGAGAAACTCGGCGAGAATCCGATCGGACCAGAAGGCGACATCTACTGGGCACCGGTGAACATGACGAACGCCGCGAACCTCATCGCGCCCGCAGCCGACCCTTCGCCGCTTCCTCTTCTTGATCCGCCGACCGAGTCGCAACGCAATCTATTCGACTCTTACATTCCGGCCTTCAACTCACTTTTCAAGGACGCGGTAGGTCGGGCGACGCAACGGAGTAAGCGCGACGTCGACACACTGACGCCGATCCTGTCACCGGTGCTGGATTCGATCGCGTCAATCGTAATCGCCGAAGCCCGCGCTCAGTTCGGGCTTTCGGACACCTGGACCCCGTCCGACAAGATCGCCCGCGACTACCTCAAGGGTGCGTCCACCCGCGCCGCCGACTGGACTGCTGAGAACCGCGATCAGGCCGCAGCCGCCGAGCTCAGCAAAGCGATTCGCACCACCCATCTCAACATCTTCCGCGAAGCGGGCGCGGCTCTCGCCCTCAAAGGAACCTATGCCCAATAAGATCGAACGTCGAAACATCACGCAGGAGTTCCGCGTATCCGGCGAAGGGGAGCCGTCAACCATCAGCGGTTACGCTGCCCTCTTCGACACGCCTTCCGAAGACATGGGCTACTTCAGCGAAGTCATTGACCCCCACGCCTTCGACACGGTGCTGGCCGGATCGCCAGATGTTCGCGCACTATGGAATCACAACGACGACTGCGTCCTGGGCCGTACGACCGCGAACACGCTACACCTGTCCCTCGATGCACGCGGCCTCGCCTACGTGATCGATCCGCCGGACACCACCCTGGCCAAAGACCTCATGGTCTCGATGCGCCGCAAAGATGTGACCCAGTCGTCTTTCGCGTTCATCTGTAAAAGAGACCAATGGACGGAAAACCCGGATGGAACGGTGACCCGACGCATCCTGGAGTTCGAAGAAGTCCTCGATGTTTCACCGGTAACGTATCCCGCGTACGCATCGACCTCCGCCAGCGCCCGCAACCTCCCCGGCACTATGCCGAAGGAGATTCGCTCTCGCATCGAGAAACGCGACTTCGGCACCGATTTTGATGATGACGATGACTGCGTGTGCGGCTGCCCTCAATGCGCTGTCGGTGCCTGCGGAATCTGCTCATCCGATCCGCAATGCATCAGCGCGATGCGGTCTCTCGTGTCTGACAGCGAGCGCCGAAAGATGGAGATGCGCTTAGCTCTGCTCTCCAAATAGAACCCCAACTTTAGATCCACGCAGGTAGGATGCGCCGCTTCGACGGCTGCGTTCGATCGCAATCCTCCGCCTGCTGCATGGAAGCCTCGCCCGCCGCGAGACGGTCCGCGCGTAACCGCACCAAAGGAAAAATCATGAACCTCAATCAGCTCCAGGAACAGCGAAACAAGATCATGGCCGATGCTTCTGCCATCGTGGCGGGCGATAATATCACCGTCGAGCAGCGCAACCAGTTCGACATCATGCTCGCCGATGTCGCGGCCCTCGACGGCGACATCACTCGCGTCAAGGCGATCGACGAACACCGCGCGGCCATGCGTCTGCCGGTCAATCAGCCCCGCCCCAACCCCTCCGAGTCGAATGATCCCGAAGAGCGGGCAGAAGTCCGTCAGGCCGCTCAGAAGTCCTCGCTTCGTAGCTATCTGGCCACCGGACAGATCGAGCGTCGTGACCTTACAGTCGTGAACAGCGGCGTCGCGATCCCGGTAGGCTTCAATCCCCAAGTCATCGAAGCCCAGAAGTCATACGGTGAAATCTACGACATCGTGTCGGTCATCAAGACGGACCATGGCAGCCCGATCAAGATGGTGTTGGACAACGACACCACCAACGGTCTGACCTCGGTCACAGTTGGCACCGCCGCTGGCGAAGTGGATCCTGCTCTGTCCGGTGTCACCTTGCAGGTCGACAACTTCACTACCGGCACCATCAAAGTCGACAACGGTCTCTTGACCGATGCGGGCTTCGATATTGAGTCGTGGATCCGGGACAAGTTCCTCAAGCGATTCTTCCGTGGGGCTTCGGGCTTGATCCTCGCTGGCGATGGCGGCGCAGTTGGCTCGCTGACCGCAACGTACGACACCGCGAACACGGTGACCAGCGCGACGACCAACAAGCTCGCGTACGCCGACTTCGCGTCTGCGATCGGTGCGCTCGATCCGGCGTACCAGTCCAATGCGATGTGGGCGATGTCGAACGCGACGCTGGCTTACGTGATCGGCTTGACGGACTCGAACAACCGCCCGCTGTTCCTTCCTGACTATGGTTCGGCTGGCAGCGGCTTCGTCGGCACGATCCTGGGCCGCCCGGTCAAGCTCGTGACCCAGCTCCCCGCTGTCGCCACCGGCAACGTCCCTGTGCTCTTTGGCGACTTCAAGGAGGCTTATACCTTCCGCCAACAGAACCCAGGCATCGGCATCCTGCGCCTCAACGAGCTGTTCGCGGCTGGCTACGAGACGGGCTTCGTCGGCTTCGCTCGCGTCGGCGGCGTGGCAACGGACGCGGGAACGCATCCCCTCGTGTCGATCACGATCAAGTAAACCAACCATCGAGGCGCGGTTCATCGCCGCGCCTCGATGCGCATCCTCCCTTGGATCTCTATTGTTCCTTTCGACACAACTTGTCACACCGCCGACAGTCGAACCTGTAACGCTCGCGTTGGCGAAGCTGCATCTGCGCGTGGACTTCGACGACGATGACCTCCTCATCACAGGTCTCATCACCGCCGCACGCCAGTATGCGGAGAAGCGCACGAACCGCGCTTTCTTCACCCAGACGTGGATGCGCACGATGGACTTCTTCCCGCTGTATGGCCGCGTTGAAGGCAGCCGCGCACCATCGCAGCGAGACACCTGGCCATATGGGATGTGGTACTGGGATCGAGTTACGATCGACCTCCCGCACAACCGCGTGCAGAGCGTCACATCGATCACCTACAACGACGGGACCGGGACACTACAGATGCTCCCCACCACCGCGTACAGCGTGGACGTCACCTCGACCCCCGCTCGCATCGCACCGGCCCAGGGTATGTTTTGGCCGATCCTGAACGACTATATCCCCGGCAGCGTCCAGATCACGTACGTCTGCGGAAGCTATGGCGACGGTGTCTCCGTCAATACCTGCCCCATGACCATCGTTCAGGCGATGCTTCTCCTCATCGGACATTGGTATGAACACCGCGAAGGCGTCACCGAGCTCGCCCTCAAGAATGCGCCGATCGCGGTTGACGCCCTGCTCGACATCGAGAAGGTGCATGTTGTGGGGTACCGCTAATGCAGGCTGGCAAACTTAATCGCCGTATAGCCGTGCAGACACAAGCGACTACCCAGGACGCCTTCGGCCAGCAGCTCCAGACCTGGACCACCGCATACCCCTGCTGGGCTTCGATCGACGTGCAGAACTCGCAGCTCATCTACTCGACTGCAGAGTTTATAGAGAAGGTGACGCACCGGATCACAATCCGCTGGACATCCTCCGTCGTCATCACGCCCGCAATGCGGATCGTGTACGTGGAGCCGACCACGCAGGTCACTCACACCTACGAGATCCAGGCTGTGCTCAACGACAAGCAGGCGAATAAGCAATTGATCTTGATTGCTTATGAGCTGGATGGGACGGAGTAAATGATCGAACTCAAGCTCGCCGCCATCCTCACATCCGCCCCACCGATCACGGCCTTAGTGGGCACGCGAACCTATCCCGTCACTCTGCCGACCGATCCGACTCTCCCGGCACTCAACTACAAAATCGTTGGCGCATCGACCTCGCCCACCTTCGAAACCTCCGGTCTGACCAAGTACCGAGTCGAGGTCAACTCCTGGGGTGAAACGTACAGCGACGCGGTCACCCTGCGTGATGCAGTGATCGGCGTCCTCAACGGCTACCAGGATGCCAACCTGACGATCAACCTCATCCAGCCGACTGACTTCTTCGACTCGGACTTGCTTCAGTACCGGGCCATGGCCGAATTCTATGTCTGGTCGGACCTCTAAGCCCACCGCCCCACACATTTCAACCACACCGCCTTCCGGGGCGGATTCGCATTTAAGGAGCAACACACATGGCATACACCGGCTCAAAAGCCCAAGCAGGACGCGGCTCTCAGCTCTCGATCGGCACCACCGGCACAACTCCCACGTTTACGCTCGTCGGCGAAGTCAAATCGTCTGGCGTCTCCGGCGCACAGTGGGGGACCACCGACGTATCGAACTTCGAATCCGGCGCGGACCAGGAGTTCATCACCACCATCCGGAACAACGGCAACGTCAAGCTGGACGGCAACCGTGTCTCCTCTGACGCGGGACAGGTGCTCGTCGAAGCAGCCTTCTCCACCGGCGGAGTCGTGCCGTGGAAGCTGGTCCTGCCGCTCACGGCGGCCCAGACGACCACCGGCGACACCTACACGTTCAACGCCTTGGTCGAGTCGCGAGAGTTCACCGTTGATACGACGAAGGAGATCAACTACTCCGTCTCCTTAAAGATCAGTGGTCCCGTCACCCTAGTCACCGGCAGCTAAGCCAACCGGGCCGTCTGAGATGGCGGCCCACCCCCACCAGACCTCAAAGGACATCCCCCATGGCCAAAATCGCCAAGAATCCCGCCGTCGATCCCACGCTGCCCAAGATCCCGCTCGTCCTCGATGGCGAGACCTATCACCTATGCTTCACCTTCGGCGCTCTCGCTCTCGCCGAAGCCAAGCTCCGCGCCGTCGGCGTCCAGGCGAATCTGCTCAAGGCACTGGACCTGAGCTCGCTCGATGCAAGCCACTTCGTCCCTCTGCTCTACGCTGCCATGATTACCGAGCGGCCCGATATCAAGTTCGACAAGGTCGCCTCGCTGGTGACGTTCTCGAACCTCGGCGACATCTTCACCGCCATCACCCTGGCTTACGGCGAGTCTCTCGCGGAGCCAAAGAAGGATGACATGCCAAAGGGAAAAGACGAGCCGGAGCTGAACTAGCTCCGGCTGACCTCTGGCTCCACCTCTGGTCCGTTGCGGTACATGACCTCGGGCTCTCCTACGAAACCTTTTATGCGCTGACTCCAAGGGCTTTCGAGGCACTCCTCAAACGCTATCGAATCAAAGCCGAGGCGAACGAGCTCCTGTTCGGACAGCTCACGAGCTGGATCGCGAACACGGGCTTTCGCACAACCGAGAAGCTCATGCATCCGCGCGACTTTATGCCTTCCGAGTGGGCGAAGCAACCGGCGGCAGCGAAACCCAAACGCCGCAAGCGCAACACGATTGCGTCCGAGCTACGCGCAACCATGGCGCACTGGAAGCCGCAACTATGCCCGACGGGATAAACATCGAGATCAAGGGCCTCGCCGAGTTAAAAGCGACCTTTGAATCGCTGGTCACCAAGGACGCCGACCGTGCTGTGCTCAAGTCGCTCAAGGCTGGCGCGGTGATCGAGCAGGCGGCTATCACGGCGGCAGCCCCGGTGAAGGACTCAACCGGAGGCCTGCTCCCCGATGGAGCTCTGAAGTCGGACATCACGATCTCTACCAAGCGCGACTCTCAAGGCAAGCCCTACATCATCGTGGCTCCAGGTAAATACACAGCTCACGTCGCCCGCTGGGTTGAGTACGGTCATCGGTT